CCGAACCGCTTTCGTCATCCATCCGGGGCGGCCAATCGGTACACTGAACGGCATGAGCAGCAACACGATCACGAGCCGGATGAAGCGGTTCACATCCTCGATGTTCCGCTTGCTGAATCCGAGCGTGGCGATTCGCAGGAAGTCGACCGGCCCGGCCTTGCCGAGGATCGCGGGTACGCAATCCCAAAGCGAGAACCGGCCGGTGATCAGGCCATGGCCGCAGCCCTCGACGCCGGGACCATCGGCCGGATTCGTCTTCTCTGTTCGCACTACTTCAAGGGCACGTCGCCTGACATCTACCGGTTCGCCGCGGAGCAACTCGGCAAGCGAAGGGATCGAGTAGAATTCCTGTCAGTTCGGACGCACGCGAAATTGCTGCTGTTCAAGATGCCGGAGCGCATGCTCGCACTCGAATCATCCGCAAACCTGCGATCGTGCAAGAACCTCGAGCAACTCACCGTTTTTGGATCCGAGCAGGTGCACGAGTTTCACCGCGCTTGGATCGACGAACTGTTCGAGAAAGGGGCGCAGTTTGTCAACTGTTACACCGGCGAGACCGCCCGACCCCGCGAAGGTGAACCAGGTTCTCAAATGGGTGATCGCCGGAGGAACCGAACAAGACATCCGCGAGGCGGTGGCACACCACTTCCCCGGTGAAGACGTTCGAGAGCTTCTCGGCGCGGTGATGCTCGTATTGATCAACGCGGCCAGCTTCGACCGGGACGTCATCACGGGATGGTGTGTTGAAGCGTACCGCGACCTGTACCGCCGAATGGTGGAAGCTGCCGACTACGCCGGGGCGCTCCGAGCCGTGAAGCTGCTGGCCGACCTTGCGAGAGACCATGTTCCAAGCCCCCGCGAAGAAGAAGACAGCGAAGACCTCGACCCGGCCGAGAGGGGAAGCGTACGCGAAGAAGAAACAGGGACAGGCCCGGCGAGACTCGAAAGCCAGCCAGGAGCACCGTGAAGTGGGGCCGCTTCCGCCCGTGAAGAACCCCGAGCGCCGGGCCGCGTGCGAGCGCGATCTTCTCCTATTCAACACGACCTATTTTCCGCGCCGCTTCCCGCTCCCGTGGGGCCGCGATCACCTCGACTTCATCGGTGACCTACAGCGAATCATCATCGAAGGCGGGCAGCAGGCCGAGAGCCTGCCCCGCGGCAGCGGAAAGACGACGCTCTGCGAAACGGCCGGAATCTGGGCCATCGCGTACGGACACCGCCGCTTTCTTGTGCTGCTCGGTGCGACCCAGGGGAAGGCCGACGAACTGCTCGACAACGTGAAGGGTGAAATCGAAACGAACCCGTTGCTGGCCGAGGACTTCCCCGAGTTGTGCCATTGCGTGATCAAGCTCGAAGGGATCAACCACCGCGCTGCCGGGCAGCTTCTCAACGGACAGCGGACTCGAATTCAGTGGAAAGGCGACACGCTGCGGTTTCCCACAATTCTCGGCTCGCCGAGTTCCGGTTCGATTGTGGTGTCCGAGGGGTTGACGGGATCAATTCGCGGACTGACACGCCGCACCGCGGAAGGTGAGAAAATCCGGCCCGATGTGTGTATCATCGACGACCCGCAAACGGACGACTCAGCACGTTCACCACTACAAAACGACGTGCGGGAAATGTTGGTGAAGGGAACCGTGCTCGGGTTGGCCGGTCCGGGCGCGAAGATCGCCGCGATTATGCCGTGCACGCCGATCCGACCCGGTGATATGGTCGATCGCATCCTCGACCGCGGCCGAAATCCGGACTGGCACGGACGCCGGTGTTCGCTTCTCCCGCAGATGCCCGAACGCCTCGACCTCTGGGACGCGTACGCCGAGCTTCTCCGCGAGGGACTGCGACAGGATCCACCGACCCGCGAGGAAGCCAATGCGTTCTATACAGCGGCTCGCGAGGAAATGGACCGCGGTGCGGTGACGTCATGGGAGGCCCGTTTCGACCCGGACCAACTCAGCGCGTTGCAGTACGCGATGGACATCTACTTGTTGAACCCGCGAGTATTCGCCGCGGAATATCAGTGCCTTCCGATCGCGGACACCAACAAGACCGGCGGCGCGGTGCCGATCGATGGAACCGCGGTGATGCAGAAATTGAACAAGGTGCCGCGCGGTGAGCTTCCGCCCGAATGTACACGCGTCACATGCGGAATCGACGTTCAGCAGGAAATCCTTTACTGGCTCGTGTGCGGATGGGATGAACGGTTCGGCGGGCACGTGCTCGATTACGGGACGTTCCCGAAGCAACCGCTCAGCCAGTTCACCGCGGCCGATCCCGCCGTGCCGCTCTCGCAGGTGTTCGAGGGAATGGCGCTGGAAGCCCGCATCTACGCCGGGTTGGAGAAGATCGCCGAGGAGGTGATCGGTCGACGGTGGCCGCGGGCCGGAGGTGGCGACGAGGCCCGAATCGGCCGGGCGCTCGTCGACTCGGGGTACCTCACCGACACCGTGCACCAGTGGGCACGGCAGACCGCCGCGGCCGCGGTGGTGATCCCGTCCAAGGGCTTGTTCATCGGCGCGAAGAAAACCCCGTTCTCGGACTGGAAGCCGCAACCGGGCGAGCGCCCCGGCCAAGGATGGAGACTCAAAGCCGCTCCGGGTGGCCGCGGCCGCTTGGCAGTGCTCGACACGAACTACTGGAAATCGTTCATCGCCGAACGGCTGCGAAGCGAACCCGGCACTCACGGTGCGATGTTCCTTTTCGGAGCGAACCCGGCCGTTCACACAATGTTCGCCGATCACCTGACCGCCGAGTTCCCGGTGAGGCAGACGGAAGGAAGCCGAACGGTCGACGAGTGGGAACTTCACCCAGGGAGGCCCGAAAACCACTGGTTCGATTGTCTGTACCAAGCCGCGGCCGCGGCCGGTGTCGACGGGTTGAAGTGGAGTAGCAGCGGAGCGCCAGAGCCGCCGCGCCCGAACCGCCCGATCGACGCTGCGGAGCTATGGAAAGCCGCGAAGGATCTTCCCGTGTTGTGAAGGATTCCCGCATGTCCGCTCCGAGTGGAATTCACTGTGAAACCTGCCAAGCTCACCGACTGCACAGCCACCCCGCCCAGACCATGCCGGACGGGAGGCGCGTCCGCGTTCGCGTGTGCACCGCGTGCGCGACACAAACCGCGATGACACCGGCCGAAACGCCGGGAATCTGCTGCCGGAAGTGCGGGGACGTGCGGCTGAGATCGTACCGGGTGTGGCACCGATCCGCGGTCACCGTCCGCGTTCGCAAGTGCCTTCACTGCGGAAACAAGTCCATGACCTCCGAGAAGCTCGAATCGGTGACCGTATGAACATCCCGAGCAGCCCGAGCAACGAATCCGCTAGCAGCTAGCGGAACCCGCCGCACTTCACCGCTTCCCCACTTCCGCCCGCGCCCGCACGTCTGCACGCTGGACAACTGAGCCGCGCATTCCGCACGTTCAGAAGTCCACCATGGCCGACCTCAACGACGTGATCGACGCCCAGGCCCGCCAGCCCATCGCCTCGAGCGCCGGGCAGCAGAGCGCGACCGGCCGCAGCATCGATGACTTGATCAAGGCCGCTCAGCACGGCGCACAGGTGGCCGCGAACGGCTTGGCACACCGAGGGATCGCGCATGTGCAACTGATTCCGGCCGGTGCTTCGGCCGTCGGCACGCTCCCGTCGATGTTCAACAACGCCGGAGGCCTCTAGCCCGTGTTCCAGTGGGCCAAGAGCTTGTTCGGTCTCGGAAGCGCCCGGCCTGCCGCGGCGCCTAGCGGCACGTTCGGAGCACCGGGTACCAACGCACTTCTGGGCCAGTACGACAACGCCCAAACCAGCGCCGAGAACCAACGGAACTGGTGGAACACGGATTACCTGAGTGCCAAGGCCGCAAACAGCTTCGCCGTCCGGCGTGTGCTGCGGATGCGATCGCGGTACGAAACCGCCAACAACCCTTGGCTCTTCGGGGTGACGAACAACAACGCGGACGACCTCATTTCGCACGGTCCCACGCTGCAGATCACGACCGACAACGCGAAGTGGAACCGCGACGTCGAGGCCAAGTTCCTCGATTGGGCCCACGAGGTGGACCTGACCGAGAAGCTCCGCACGTGCAAGCTCGCGAAGACCATCGACGGGGAGGGATTCCTTGTCTTCCGCACCGTCGAGGACCTCGAAAGCAAGGTGAAGCTCTACCCGGTCGACATCGAAGCCGACCAGGTGACGACGCCCGCACCGCAGAACGTTCAGGAAATGTTCGTCGACGGAATCACGCTCCACCCGATCACGCAGCGGCCGACGAAGTACACGATCCTGAACGCTCACCCGGGCGACTTCTATTTCCCGGAACTGAACCCGCTGGCCGCCAAGCACATCGCGGCCGAGTTCGTGGTTCACTGGTTCCCGAAGTTCCGGCCCGGCCAGTGCCGAGGCGTGCCGGTGCTCACACCGTCGCTGGACGTCGCCGCCGAGCTTCGCAGCTTCCGCAAGGCCGTCCTGCAGAACGTGCAGATTTCCGCGGACTACGCCGCCGTGTTCGAGACCGAGTTCGGGACGGCCAACACCGGGACGGACGCGGCCGAGCAGGGATACCGGCCGTTCCAACGTGTCGCGCTGAACCGCGGACAAGGCGCGTTCCTTCCGCCCGGCGCGAAGATGCAGCAGTTGAAGCCGGAGCACCCGACCACCACGTACGGGGACTTCTCCGAGAAGTGCCTGTCCGAGAAAATCCGGCCGCTCAGCTACCCGCTCAACCTCGCGCTCGGTTCGAGCCAGAAGTTCAATTTCTCGAGCGCGAAGCTGGATCACATCAACTACCGGGAAACGCTCTCGGTGGAGCGCAAGGAATGCGAACGCGTGGTTCTGCGGAAGATCTTCGCCGCGTGGTACCACGAGGCCGTGCTCTGCGGCCTGATCCAGCCATACGACGGATTCCGCCTGCCGCCGCACGCGTGGCACTGGCCCGCGTTCTCGAGCCTCGACCCGCTTGTCGACGCCCAGGCCAACGCGCTCCTGATCGCGAACGGCCAACTCACGTTGTCGGAGTTCTGGGCCCAGAAGGGCAAGGACTGGCGCGACGTGCTGCAGCAGCTTCACACCGAGGCCGAGGAGCTTGCCAAGCTCGACCTCAAGTTCGGTGACGTGGTGCAACGCACCGTGTCGGACACCGCGACCGAACCCGAGCCGGAGGCCGCGAACGCCGCATGAGCCGGAAGAACTGGCGAATCCGAGCCAACAAAGCCGCCCGCGCCGCCGCGCGGAATGCGAAGGCCGAACGCAAGCCGTTCACGGCCGCGGCCGGGATCGAATGCCAGATCCAGGGCGAGCCCGCGGAAGGCAAGAAGCTCGGGACGTTCGCCGGGAACGCGTACACCGGGGCCAGCATGCGGCCCGGCGGATGGTACGGAGACCTGATCGTCGATCTCGAAGGTGTGCGGATCCCGGACCAGCAACGGCCGGTGCTTCGGCAGCACGATCACGAGCAGATTGTCGGACACACAGAATCGGTGACCATCCAGAAGGACGGACCCGACAAGGGAATCCTGATCGCAGGCGTGTTCAGCGGTGAGCCGCACCACACCGCGAAGGTGACCACGCCCGCGAAGAACGGGTTCAAGTGGCAGCTATCCATCGGTGCCGAACCGGTTGTCACGGAGTTCCTCGAAGCCGGTGAGGAAATCGAGGTGAACGGAGAGGTTCACCACGGCCCCGCGACCATCAGCCGAGTGACGGAACTCGGTGAAATCTCGTTCGTTCCACTAGGCGCAGACGGTAACACGTCCGCGACCGTCGCCGCTTCAAAGGGAGCCCGCCAGATGAACGCGAAAGCCATGCTCAAACTCGCCGGGTCGAAGTTCTCGGACGAGGAAATCGACAAGATGAGCGACGACGAAGCCAAGGCCAACCTCAAGAAGTGCATGGCCGAGGACACGGACACGGAAGCCGCGGACGACAGCGATTCCGAGGACTCGGAAGTCGACGCCGAAGACGACGAACAGAGCGAGACCGACACCGAGAAGCCCAAGGCCAAAGCGAAGGCCAAGAAGGGCGGGCAATCCATCCGCGCCGCCGCAGCCGCGGGTGTCCAGGACGGCGTGAAAGCCGCTCGCGCCGCCGCCGCCGCCGAGGTGCGCCGCCAGAACGAGATTCACGCGCGGGTGATGAAGTTCACCGCCGCGAATCCCGGTCACCGCTTCACCGTCGAGGTGAACGGCCAGAGCGAGGACTTGATCGCGCACGCGATCGAAAAGGGCTGGAGCCCCGACAAGGTGGAACTGCACGCGCTTCGCCAAGCCCGGCCGAACAGCGCGGGCGGGCCGCACGTGCACATCCCCGGCGAGCCGATCCTGAACGGCGCGGTCTTCGAGGCCGCGGTGTTCGACGCGTTGCCGGACTTCAAGCTCTTTGACAAGGACTTCTACGCCCACGGCGACGACGGACGCCGCCGCGTGTCGGAGCGCGAGGAACGGCGGATCACGGCCGAACTGAACGCCCGCTACACCGACCAGGTGCGGCAGGCCGCTCACACCCGGTTCCGCGGTCGCCTCGGCCTGCAGCAACTGCTCACCATGCTGGCCGCGAACAACGGCTACCGTGGCCCGGCCACGTTCAACGATCCGGGCGCGTGGGGCGAGGTGGCCGCGTACCTGAACGGGACGATCCGCGCCGACGGCCCGAGCACCGTGAACACCCCGGCCACGCTCGCCAACGTGCAGAACAAGTTCCTTCTGCAGGGGTACATGTTCACCGAGCAGGCTTACCTCGAAGTCTGCCACGTGCTGCCGGTGAAGGACCTCAAGCCGACGAAGAGCGTGCAACTCTTCGGCAACTTCCAGTTCCAACCGCTGAGCCCCTCGGGAACGATCCAGCACGCGACGGTGGGAGACAACCCGTACGCGAACCAAGCCGCGCTGCAGGCCCGCATGCTGACGCTGGACCTGCAGTACATCATCAACGACGACTTGAGCGCGTTCGGCCAGCTTCCCATGATGCTCGGCCGCGGGTGGGGCCTCCGCGTCAATGACTTGGTTTGGACGAAGTTCCTCAACCCCGGTTACGACGAGGGCGGAAGCACCAACTTCTTCGCCGCCGCGCACACCCTCGGCACGCAGAGCGGAAACTCGAACCTCAGCAGCGGTGCGGGTTCGACGCTCACCTCGGACGGAATCAAGGCCGCGAAGCTGCTGTTCGACAAGCAAGTCGATCCGGCCGGGAAGCCCCTCGGCGTCGATGCCGAGATTCTGCTGTACCCGTCGGAACTGGACGTGAACGCCGTGGAACTGATGAACGCGCAGTTCATCGTCATGGCGGGGTTGGCGTCGACGGCCGCGGCCTCGAAACAGCCGAACACGAACATCTGGAAGGGCCGGTTCAAGCCGGTCATGTCCCGATACCTCTCGAACTCGGCCTACACCGGGTACTCAACCACCGCGTGGTACCTGCTCGCCAACCCCTCGGTGGTTCCGGTGATCCAGTTGGCCGCGCTGAACGGCCAGATGACGCCGCAGATTCAGACCGCCGGGCAAGACTGGCAGTTCAACATGCTCGGAATCTCGATGCGTGGCTGGGGCGGCATCGGCGTGAGCATGCAGAACTTCCGCGGTGCCGTGAAGTCGGCCGGTGCGTGAGCGTGAAACACGCGCGGGCCGGTGAATCCGGTCCGCGCAGGCGCCGCCCACGCCGAAACCGGGCTTTGTTTCGAACCACTCGATTCACCCGTCTGAGGAACCAACGCCATGGCGCAGACCCCGTGCCTCAAAATCCAGTCGGGTGAAAGCATCCCCGACCCGACCACCACCACCCGCAACCCGGGTGACGTGTACGTCATGGGCAGCATCCCGTTCGTGGTGCTGCCGTGCGACCCGAATCAGCCCGGCCTCAACAGTCTGGACGGGGTGAACATCTACGACGTGCCGAAGGACTCCAGCACGTTCAGCGCGGGTGACGCGGTGTACTGGAACGCGACCGGAAACCCGCTGCTCGGGACCGCGGGCACGGGGTGCGCGACCTCGACAGCGAGCGGCAACGTGCTGATGGGATTCGCGACGAAGGACGCCGCCACGGGTGTGAACTACGTGCGGACGAAGCTGTCCGCGGCCAAGCGCACCGCGACCATCGCGGGCAGCGTCACCGCCGACGACATCACCGGCTCGGATTCGTCGCTCGGAATCTCGGGGCAGTCCGCGGCCCAGGGCGGCGCGATCGCGATCACGGGCGGAACCTCGAGCACCTCGGGCAACGCGGGCGGTGCGATCACCATCACCGGCGGCACGCCGGGCGCGACCGGGGCCGGTGGCGCGATCACCCTGACCGGAGGCGCGGGTGGAGCAACGTCCGGGAACGGCGGCGCGGTGTCGTCCGTCGGCGGGGCCGGAACCAACGGCAACGGCGTCGGCGGGGCCAACACCTCGACCGGCGGCGCGGGCAACGGCTCCGGGGCCGGTGGTGCCGCGGGCCTCGTCGGTGGTGCAGGCGACACGACCGGGGCCGGTGGCGCGATCACGATCACCTCGGGTGCGGGCGGTTCTTCGTCGGGTGCCGCGGGCGCGGTGAACATCAGCGTCGGTTCGGCCACGAGCGCGAACGGTGCCTCGGTGACCATCACGGCCGGGAACGGCGCGGGTGGCACGAACGCGGGCGGCCACGTGAACTTGGTGCCCGGTACCGCGGTGAGCACCGGAACGCCGGGCGAGTTCCGCGTCAACGGTGACGCGAACATGATCTTCGTGACCGAATCGCTCAGCGCGACCGACGCGAGCCGCGCCATCTTCGTTGCCAACCGCGCGATGATCCTCAAGAGCGTGAAAGCGTTCTTCTCGACCGCAAGCTCGAGCGGCACGCTCACCGTCGAGAAGCTCACCGGCACGACCGCGGCCGGTTCCGGTACCGCGCTCCTCACGGGCACAATGTCGTTGTCCGGCACAACCAACACGGTGGTGAGCGGAACCCTGATTTCGACCATTGCCAGCCTGACGTTCGCCGCCGGTGACCGTCTGGGTGTGGTGATCGCCGGGACCATGAGCAGCCTTGCCAACTGCAAGGTGGTGTGCGGTCTCGCCCCGCTGTAATCGGAGCCAGGTCGGAGGCCCTCGAGGGGGAGGGTGTTCGACCGGGCCGTGAACGGTGTAGGTCGCTGCCGGGCGCGCATCCCGGCCGAGACCGAAAACCGGTTCCTCACCGGCAACCGTTCACGTGCATTTGAGGAGGAACTCTTACGAGGAAAGAGACGATGGACCCGACCGCAGACCTGTACGCTCGCATCGGCCGTCAAGCCGTGCGGATCGAACAGCAGGACGCGACCGTCGCGAACCTGCTGGCCCTGTTCGCGGACGTTCTCAGCGGGAAGACGGACCCGCGACGAATCCTGATCAACCGCACGGAACGCAGCGTCCAAGTGGCCCCGGACGGTTTCAGCGCGTGCCTTCCCGCCACGATCAACGGTGTTCCGGAATGCACGATCTACGCGCCGTTCCCGTTCCCCGATCCGCTCCCGGAACCGACCGAAGCACCGCAGGGGTGATCCGTGGGACTGTTGGACGACGGAGCCGCGGCACTGATCGCCCGCAAACGGGAATCCGACGGGCGCGAGGTGACCTACAGCCGCGGAACGAAAGCAATCACCCTCCGCGCGTGGCTCGGAAACACGCTGTTCGCGCGGAACACGGACGAGCCAGGGGCTTCGGTGGTGTGGGGCGAACGCGACTACGTGTTCGCCGTCGCCGAACTGGTGATCGACGGGAAACAGGTGCAACCGCTCAAGGATGATCGGATCACCGAGGTGATCGACGGGCAAGCGGTCACCTTCGAAATCGCCACGCCGACGGGGGAACCGCCCGCCCGGTACCTCGACCTGACCCGTCAGATGTGGATTGTGCACACGAAGCGGAAACGGCCCGTATGAACGCCGGACTTGCGATTCGCGAGACGAAGACCACCACCGAGGGGACGCTTGTGTCCCGGCTGCGGCTTGACAACCGCGAACTCCGCGACGTCAAGCAAATGCTCGAGGCCGAACTCGGCAAGCCGAACGAGCAGGAAATCGACGGCCACGCACCGGGAACGCTGCGGGTGAAAGGTGTCCGAGCGGACGGCGGGCCGCACCGGTGGCGTGTGTTCCTCGAATGGGAACCGAACACCTGACCCAGAGGTTCAAATGTCAATCGCCAAGGTTCGAGAAGCTGCACAGGCCGCGCCCGGTGCATTCGTCACGGTGCGGGGGGCCGACCTCAAGGCCGCGCTCGAAGAGCACGGCGCCAAGCCGACGGACGAACTGCTCGCGCACGTGAACCAGAAGGTGACGCAGAACCCGGATTGCGTGATGCAGGTTCACCGGGACGTTCACCTCGGCAAGCTCCTCGGCGTGGACGCACCGCCCGCGATGACGCCGGGCGCCTCGACCATCGAGTCATGATCCCATGGCAGACGCCCGCATTCTGGCCGTGTGCGATGCCGCGGCCGCTCTGATTCTCGCGAACTGGACCGACCGGGCAGCGGTCGACGGATGCACGCGAACGTGGATCCCCGAAATCAACCTCACCGAGGACGTGGACGAGAGCGAACTTCTCACCGGTCGCCAGGTGTACGTGATCCCCGCGCCGGACGCGTACAGCGCGGACTTGATCACGCGGAACGACCAGCAGCGGAACTACAAGTTCCGCGTTCTCGTGGTGGAACGGTACCTGCCCGAGACTGAAGAGGATCCGAAAACGCCGCCGGATTCGTGGGTCGATGAACGGGTGACGTGGTTTCAGAACACCATCTTCAACCCGCTCGCGAATCAGACGGAGTGCGTTCTTCTCGATGAAGTGGTGCCCGCCCTCGAGGAAAACGCGTCGGTGCAAGTGATCGTCGACCGTGACGTTCTCCTGCAGCACAAAGCTTTCTGGGCTTGGGCCGAGTTCCCGTTCGTGGAAGACACGGACACCCGAGGGAGGGTTTCGCTATGACCGGTCGACGCTTGGGACGAAACGCGAAGTTCTACCTCAACACGGGTTCGGACGTGTCGCCGACGTGGAGCGAGGTTCCGCAGTTTTCGGACCTCTCGCGCGGGCTCGCATGGGACACCGCCGAGGTGAACAGCCGCGAGAGCGCGGCCAAGATGATCGCCAAGACGCTCGGGGACTTGGCCGTCACCGGAAAGCTCAAGTTCGTGACGGGGGATTCGAACATCGCCACGATCATGGACGCCGCGTTCAGCCCGGACACCATCATCGACATCATGGTGCTGAACGGCCCGAGCACCACGACGGGTTGCTACGGGTCGCGCTTCCAATGCCAGGTGACCGAGGCCGGGGAAGACCAAGGCTTGCAGAACGCGATTTACGAAGACCTCAAGTTCATGCCGACACCGAGCACGCTGCCGCCCTACTCCGTGAAGGTGGTGGCGGGTGCTCCGGTGATGACCGCGATCTAACCCATGAACATCGGCGGGCAGAAAATCACGTTCTTCGACGCCAAGGCGGTCACCGACAAGGTGCCGCCTGCGATCCGTTCCGCGTTGTCGAAGTTCGGCGCGTACACCCGCCGCCGGGACAAGAACAGCCTCAAGTACAAGCCGTTCGGCGCGGCCGCAGCGCCCGGACAGCCGCCGTTCGTTCACCGTGGCGCGTACAAGCGGAAATCGAAGGTGAAGGGAGTGGAGAAGGTGCAGGCCGCAAGCCCGCTCCGCGAACTGACGCTCTTCGCCTTCGATCCGGTCAACAAGTCGGTTGTGATCGGGCCCGCCGAGTTCCGTTCGCCCTTGGGCCCGGGTGTGGCGCCCGCGCTGATCGAGCAACGACACCCGCACACGCTCCCCGCGTTCAACGCCGAGAAGGGGAACGCCGCGGGTGAGTTCAAGAACCTGATTCGCTGAGGTGAACAGATGCCAGCGTTCAAGGCCGGACCGCACGAGTGGAAGGTGAACCTGACGATCGGACTGCTCGGCGACATCAAGCGCGAGACCGGGATCGACTTGGCTCACATCTTCACCGACGGGGAGAAGCTCGCCGAGGTGATGTTCTCGGACACGCTCAAGATCGTGGATGCCATTTGGCTCATCTGCGAACCGCAGGCAACCGCCGTCGGAGTGACGCAGGAACAGTTCCTTCGAACTCTGGACGGTGAAGCACTGGACGCCGCAACGCAAGCAATGCTTCTCGGGATGACGGATTTTTTCCCGAAAGCCCGCGGCCGGGAAGCGATGAAGAGGAACCTGCCGCGGGCGATGGCGAAGATGGCGGAGAAGTCGAACGAGGTGATCGAGAAGAACCTCCGTTCGATGTTCTCGGATACGCCTGGGAACTCGCCGGAGTCGTCGGAATCGATCCCCGCGGGCTGACGCTCCGGCAAGTTCAGCAGATGTTCGACGGCAACCAGAGACTGGCTTGGAACCACACGCTCGCGCTCGGTGTGATGGTCAACAAAGCCATGGGCGGAAACGGGCCCAACGTAATGGACCTGATTCCAAAGCGATACCGCGAAGTTGGGAAGAGAAGCGCCAAGGATGAAGAGGCTGAATCCGCACTCGCGTTCGCCGAACTCGAAGCCGGACTGAAAGCGCTTTCGCGGCAGTGGGAACCGAGAATCGCAGGGTTCGAGGGAAGGTGACCAGGTGGCAGCGATCGGATTGAAACGCGATGCACTCCGGAGCCTAGTCGAAAGACTCGGGCCGGACGCCGCACCGTCACAGATCCGGGAAGCGGCCTATCGCGAGGGACTCGGAACAATCAACGGCCACATGCTTATCGGGATACGCAATGCTCTCTGGCCGAATCGCAAGAAGCACGCGGGGGGATGTAAGAAAGGAACCCGCGCAACCCGATTCGTCATGCCGGATGCGACCATTGCGGGCCTCGGGCGCATGCACCGACGACGCGCAGAGGCAATTGCGGCCGTCGAAAAGGAGTGTTCGACGTGCGGGCTTGTATTGCCCGTGGCCGAGTTCGGGAAAAGAGCGGGGGATCCCCACTTGTACCGGCCATCGTGCAGAACGTGCATGAACCGGAAGCGGGCCGAGCGCGGTTTCCATGTGAAGTTGCTGGCGCATGGAATGACGATCGAGCAGTATCACGCCATGCTCACCGCGCAGGATCACAAGTGCGCAATTTGTCGATCCCCAGGAAACGGTAAAGGGCGAAGACACCAACCGCTTTGCATCGACCATTGCCACACAACCGGTAAGGTTCGCGGACTTCTCTGCGACCGGTGCAACCTTGGAATTGGAAACTTCGACGACGATGTTTCACGGCTTGAAGAAGCCGCCGAATACATCCGTCGAAACAACTGAAAGGAGGTGTTCAGATGGGTGCCCCAACAGGAGCGATTCGCGCTGGACGCGCCTTTCGTTGAAATGTTCGCGGACCCCTCGAAGCTCAACGCTGCGATCGAGGCCGCAAAGAAGCGCGTACTCGCGTTCGGTGCATTCTTTGCCAAGGTCGGAGGGGCCGCGGCCGCGGCCGGTGGCTCCGTGTTCGCCCCGCTCACAAAGATGTTCTTCGCCGCCGTCGAGGAAGGTGCCGACGTTTCGAAGTTGTCCACGCAGTTGGGCGGCACGGTCGAACAGGTCTCCCGACTCCGCGGCGCATTCGCCCAGGGTGGGGTTGGTGCCGAGGAGTTCGCGGGCGCGATGGAATCGCTTGGCCAAAAAATCAGCCAAGCGGCCGACGGGAACGGGTTCCTGCTCGACAGCTTGCAATCCCTCGGAACGGCCCGTGACTTCGTGGGGAAAGGCCTCGACGAACAGCTTGACATCATCGCGGAGCGGATCAAGGCCATTCCCAACGCCCTCGACCAGATGCGAGCGGCCAGCGAACTCGGCCTCGGTTCGTTGCTCCCCGTGCTCCGGAAGGGGAAGGCCGGTCTCGACGAATACCGCGCCGCCGCCGAACGAAACGGCGACGTGATGAGCGGAGAACAGACCAAGCAAGCGATGGAGATTCAGAAGGAGTACAACCGCGTGATGCTCGCGGGAAAGTCGACTTTGCTCGAAGTCGGCAAGGCACTACTCCCGACCGGCGCGAGCTTCACCTCGATCGGGCAAAGCATCCGCGGCACTCTCGGTGACGTGCGGGAATGGATCAAGATGAACCGGCATGCGATCGTTGCCGTAGCTGCCGTGGCCGCAGCAATCCTGGTTGGAGGTCTCGCAGTCGCCGCGTTTGGTGCGGCTGCCACGGTTGCAGCCTCACTCTTTTCGCCGTGGGTGCTTGCGATCGGAGCCGCCGCCGTCGGAATCGGATACCTGCTCACGAAAACCGAGACCGGAATCAGCCTGTTCCCGACACTGGCGCAGGAGGTCAAGAAGTTCGGCAAGATCCTGGTGGAGGTGTTCGAGGGGGCAGGGGATGCCATGGCCGCGGGGGACATGGCCTTGGCGGGTGAAATCGTGTCCGTCGGCCTCAAGGCCGTGTTCGCGGAGTTGTTCGCCTGGCTCACGGGAAAATGGAACACGTTCAAGGACTTCTTCGTCGAGGGATGGCACGACGCCGCGAAGCTCTTGAAGCTTGCAATGAACGACGCGGTGACCTGGCTGCGCTCAATCTTCATCAAGCTCGGGCAGGACATCCGGAAGAACATCGGCGAGTCGCTGACGAGCGTGTTGAAGTGGGGACTCGACAAATACATCAGGCTCCTTGAGTTCACGGACATCCTTGGTTCCAACTCGATCAACATCCTCGGCGCGAAAGCACTGATGGACGGTCTCACGCTCTCCCCCGAGGACGTGGAAAGGAAGCTGACCGAAGGTGAAGAGGAGAGGAAAAAGCGGATCGACGAGATTGAGAAAGCGGCACGCGAGGAAAAGGAAGCCCGAGAGAGAGCCCGCAAGGAAGACACCGACGAAGCTAAGGCCGAAGCCGAGCGGTTGCGAAAGAAGCTTGAGGGACTTCGGGAAAAGGCTCGGATGAAGAAGGAGGAGTTGCTCGAAGACCAATGGCAACAGGATCTATTCGACGCGACCGCGCCCAAGGATCGACTGCCGAACTTCGCCGCGCTCAGCGAACTTGCGAAGGGGACGTTCAGCGGAGCATCGATTCAGCAGGCACTCGGGTACGGGGACAACGTTGGCCAGCGGCAGCTAGACGCGCAACTGAACATCCAGTCGAACACCGCGAAGACCGCGGAAGGTGTCGCGAAGTTGCTGGAAAAGCCGGGCGGAATCATTCTCGTGTGAGAGGGGTTATTCGTGTCGTTGACGTTCATCGAAACCCAGAAATCCCGCCAAGTGGTCGGTTCGCTTTCGGAAGCGAAACTGCGCCGCGAGTGGATTGCGCTGCGGTCGATGAATGAAGTTGTGGTCAAGAATGCATTGCTCCTCGAAGCCGGGACGATCTTCGACGGCCTGCCGTACTCCAGCCACAAGGCCGATCCGCTCGGCGGAGGGGTGTGGCTGTGCGAAGTGATGTACGAGTTCCGGATTCCCGAAGCCCCGGAGAACCAAGACGACGACGAAGCACTAGGACCGTCCTACGCGGTCGACATCACCGCGGGAACGCAGCACATCACCCAGAGCTTGGCCACGGTGCAGAGCAGGGCCGCGGGCATCAACCTCACAATGCACCCGAGCAGCGCGTTCAAGGTTCGGCCCGAAGGGACATTCGCACCGACCAGCACCGACGTCGGCAAACAGTTCACAGTGACCGGCGGAACCGGCTGGACCACCGGCACGTACACCATCGGATCGATCGACAACGGGTATTGGGTGGTGTCGTCGTCGCCCGCGGCCGCGGGAACCTCGGGCGGTCGATTCTGGACCACGGCCGTTCCGGACTACCGGCAAGCCATCGGGGTGACGAAAGACCGCGTAGAGGGAACAGACAGGTTCGTCCCGAAGTTCGAGTTCTCGATCACCGTGAAGACGTACCCGGTGACGCTTTCGTTCCTGCGAACGGTCCGCGCCGCCGTCGCGAAAACCAATGACGCCCCGTGGAAGGGATTCGAAGCCGGGGAAGTGCTCTACATGGGCATGACCGGCCAGTGTGAACCGAACAACTATTGGACGCTCACACACAAGTTCGCCGCCGGTGAGAACCTCACGAACGTTCCCGTTTCGCCGGACCTCACCATCGACAAAAAGGCGTGGGAATACCTGTGGTGCACGTACGCACCGACACCGCTGAACGGAATCACCTTGCAAGTGCCGCGCGCGGCCTACGTGGAACAGATCTACAGTTCCGCGGACCTCAACACGCTGCGGCTGAATCCGCCAGTGTGCAACTGGATTGGATCGCCAACGGGCGGCATGCACCCGCTCACCGTCGCGTTCACTGACCTGAGCACGGGAACGCCGCTCACGTGGTTGTGGACGTTCGGCGACGGCACGACAAGCACGCTCAAGAATCCGGTGAAAACCTACTTGGTTCCCGGTGTGTACACGGTCTCCCTGACTGTGGAGAACGGCGCGGGGTCGAGTTTCAAAACCGTGGTGAATTACATCACCGTTTCCTAACCAGCAGGAGGCCGCAGCCATGGCCAAGGGCAACACGTTCATCAATGACATGCTCAAGCTGTGGTTCAACGCCACCGCGATCGCGAACATCGCCGACAACGCCGCTAGCAGTCCGCTCACGAGCCTGTACGCCGCGCTGCACACCGCCGATCCGGGCGCCGGTGGCAGTCAGACAACCAGCGAAACCGCGTACACGAACTACGCGCGACAAGCCGTTTCCCGCACCTCCGGCGGATTCACGGTGAGCGGCCAAGCCGTGACGCTCGCCGCGACGGTGAGCTTCCCCGCCGGTGCCGTCGGTGACACCGACGTGATTTCGTTTTGGTCGATCGGAACGGCGTCCAGCAGCACGGGCAAGATCCTGTTCTCGGGTCCGCTCGGGACGTATCAGGGCATGGGCACCGCGCTTGCCTCGACGGACTACCTCACACTGCCCGGGATCACCGGCGTGGCCAACAATGACCGGATCGCGGTGTTCGCCCCGCCCGGCGGTTCGCTCCCGACCGGGTTGACCAGCGGCACGCTGTACTACGCGATCAACGTCAGCGGAAACCAACTCCAACTGTCGACGAGCAGCGGCGGCAGCGCCGTGAACATCAGTGCGGACGGCCAGTTCATCGCCTACAAGGTCACCCCGTTGACCATGGGCGGCGGCATCGCGGTCACCCCGCAACTGACCACGGGAACGACCATCACGGAGTTCTGATTCGATTCGCCCCCGGTCGGATGACCGGCCGGGGAGCCCGTGAAGAACCTTCGAGGTGGAATTCGTGTCCGTTGACACCTACAGCACGCCCGGCTCCTACACGTGGACCGCGCCAACCGGCGTGACGAGCGTGCTGGCCGAGTGCTGGGGCGGCGGCGCTGGCGGTGGCGACGATGACGGAACGACCAACGGCGGCGGTGGTGGGGGCGGCGGTGGTTATGCCGCAGCCACCTTCACCGTGACGCCCGGGAACAGCTACAGCCTCACCGTGGGAACAGCAGGTACGGCAGGCTCCGGCGTGTCGCCCGGTGGCCTCGGCGGGAATTCCATCTTCCTCGGCAATCTCACTGACAAAGCGGAAGCACCGGGCGGATTCGGCGGTGCGGGCGGTTACACCGGCGGCGCGGGCGGGGCCGGTGGCGCGGGTAGCGTGACAGGCGGCAGCGGAGCCGTCACCTACACCGGCGGCACTGGAGCCAGCAACAGCACGACAAACGGCGGCGGCGGCGGTGGATCAGCCGGGACGGGAAGCAACGGGAACAACGGCAGCGGCACAAGCGGAGGCTCGGCCGTCACGGGCGGCGGGGCCGGTGGGAATGCCAACACCGCAGGATCAACGCCGGGCGGCGGCGGCGGCGGCGCAAGCACCGGATCGAACTCGGGCGCGGGTGCCGCGGGCAAGGTGGTTCTGACGTACACAATCCCGCCGGTCACCGTCTCCGTGACGGGAACCGCACTCGGTATTGCTCGCGGGCCCAGCGTGATGGCCGCGACGAAGCCCGCCGCAGGGACAGGGCTCGGAATCGCTCGCCTGTCCAGCCCAGTGATTGTTTCAGTGGTCGGTGTGTCGCTCGGCTTAGCCCGCGGATCCGCTCCCGGTGCTTGCACCAAGCCCGCGGCCGGTCGAACCGTCGGTATCGGGACGCCTGCCGCGATCGCCGCCGCGAAGAAGAGTTCGCCCGGCGTCACTTGGCCGTTCGCGACCCCTTCGACACTCGCCGGAGCCGTTTTGGACGGCATCGGAACGGCACTGGGAGCCGCGCGAGGAACATCGCCGCCCGCCATCATCCGTTCCGCCGCCGGAATCTCCCGCACCGTGAACACCGCAGCTGCGGTCTACGCGCTGTGCCGCGGCGGATCGGGCCGGACGGTCGCAATCGCCCGAGCAACCGCCCCGGCCGCGTTCATCCAGGCCGCGTCTGGTGTCGGGCAGTCCGGGGGAATCGCTCGCGCGACCGCTCCCGCCGTGATTCGTGCCGGTGCCACGGGCCAAAGCACAGCGGCCGCTCGCACACCCGCCGCAGCCAGCGTCCGCGCTGCAGCGACTGGAACCGATCGCGGCCTCGAATCGATCACAGCCACGGTGACCGCACTCCGCTCGGGTGTCGGGGTGTCCTACAGTGCCGCACGTGGAGCCGCGGCCGGAGGCATGCGACTCGGTGGTGCAGGCCGGGCCGTTTCGATTCCGACCGCGGGAGTATCGCTCGCGATCACCGCCCAGGGCGCCGGGGTGTGCCGCGCGGTGTCGATCCTCTCGGCCGCAGGGGGAGCCGTCCGGCCCGCCGCCGGTGTCGGAAGGAATGCCGCTCGGGGTGCCGCGATCGCCGGGGCCGCTCGGGGAGCACCGGGAGCCGCTGTTGCGCTTGCCCGCACGCCCGCGCCGCCCGCACTGGCCGCGGGTGTCACCGGCCGCACGGTGGCAATTGAACGACACACAGGCGGGGCCGGGCAGAGACTCGGCGGCGCGGGGATCAGCTACGCCGCGGGCATCGCCTACGGCCGCTCCTCGGCAGTCATGGCCGCGCCGGGCCGGGCCGTCGCACTGCCCATGATGCGCGGTGCCGCGGGCATGGTACTCGCCGGGCCTGGCCGAACCGTCGCTTTCTCCGCGCCGATCGGGGCCGGTGGTGCCGTTCGCGCCGCAGCAGGCCAAGCCGTGACGTTCGCGAGTGCGGCCGGGGTGAAGCCCCTGTACTTCCCCGGAATGCGTCGGTTCCGGTGCAACGGGCGCGGAATCCCGCGGTTCCAGCACGACGGGAACCTTGCGAGGACGACATGAGGCAGCGCGCACCATACCGCGACGAGGTGTTCGATTCGGAGAGCTTCGAGTTCTTCGGGACGATCTACGCCGTGGACACGCTCGCCGGTGCGAGCCTGCGATTCGTTGGGTGGAACGAAGCCGGGGAAGTCGCCTGGGACACCGACGCGCCGACAAGCGTTCCTGCCACGGTGACGATCACGGACGCAGCCGCTCGCACCTATGCGGCCGTCGCCGGGCCGGTTCCGGCCGATGAGAGCACGACGCCGCCGACGAACAAGGTGTATTCGTGGCAGGTGCAGCGCACTGCCGGAGGAGAGCCCGCTACGCTCGTGTGGGGATTCATCACCGTGACGCCGAGCGCGTACGCAAACAACGACTGAAAAGGAGATTCCATGCTGCTCGTTTCAGTGCAAACCAAACTGACAACGGTTCTCGCGCTTGCACAGCAAGCGAGGAACTCGTCGGCGTATTACGTTCAACGCTTTGGCGACGGCCAGCCAGTGCAAACACAGGAACTCGTGAATCTGGCCAGACAGTACCGCGAAATCGCGACCCGCGCCGCAGTGTTCGCAGGTGATTCCGCCGTATCTGCGGAAGCGGATCGCCAATTCGCCGGTCAACCGGGTTGGGAGACCGGATCGCTTCTGGTGCTGCTCGCAGGTGTGTCAGCGTTGATCGAGCAGGTGATTTCAGCCGCAAAAGCGGCCGCGCCGTCTCTCACGGACGGGAACAAAACGGTGCCGATTCTCAGCGTGTGGAACACGGACGGAACGACAACACCGGCGGAGGTCAGTGCAGCTTCGGTGCAGTCTCTTCGCTCGCTGCTGAGCCAAATCGTGGTCGCCATTCCGGAGTAATCATGGGGGCGGCATTCGATGCAGCATCCAGTTCAGGTTTTGAAGGACTATCTAGCGTAAGCTGGACGCACACGCCCGTTGGAACTCCAAACTGCGTCTTTGTGACAGTCAGTTGGACCGGGTACCCGACTAATCCGAGCACGGTGTCCGGCGTCACCTATGGCGGTCAATCCATGACCTCCATCGGATCGGCCACAAGCAACGGATTTCAGGGCGCGGGCAAAGAAGGCAAAGTAGAAACCTTCCGACTCACCAACCCGCCGAGCGGGGCGCAAACGGTCGCGGTGACGTTTTCCGGCGGCAGCTACGGTCGGGCCGGAGCAACGACGTGGACCGGCGCGGATACGACGACGCCGAACGGGTCGGTGACAAGCGCGAACAACGGCGGTCAGTCGACCGCCCCGACAGTCACGCTTGCAAGCACTACTAGCGGACGCATCGCTTACGGCGCGTTCGTGTCCGACTACAGCACGTCATCAATCGTGGCCGGGCTAACGCAGGCGTGGGCAGGAACCTCGGGGCCAGGCGCGTACGGTGGTGGCGCGGAATACGCCTCATCGACAGGCTCCTCGATGGCAATGGGGTGGACGGTCAACAGTGCGGCCAACTACTGGGCTGCGATGGCGTTCGAGATCATCCCAACCTCGTCTCCATCGAATAGCGTTGCGCCATCATGCTCACCCGCTTCCGGTGGACCCGTAACCAGTTTCACGTTCTCATCGGGAACGTGGACAGGATCGCCAACCGGGTGGTCATGGGAATATCAGTCGGCAAGCGGCGGAAGCTGGACGCAGTTTTCCACTCTGCAGAATCCGACGGTAACCGGCTCGACGTTCGGGGCCGGGACATGGAACACGCGACTCACAGCGACGAACGCAGGCGGGAGCGCGACGGCGAACGGCACGCAAATCACCGTTGCCGCCGCTCAATCCGCTTCGCGAAGCCTCACGCTCACGGGTGTCGGATAACTAGGAGCAATGCCATGATCCCCGGTAAACTTGTCGCCCCCGGCCTGCCGCATGGTGACCCCACGCGGATCACCACCGCGCCCGCGAATCTCGGCAGCTTGAGCGTGTTCAACCGCTCCACGGCCGCGCGGTACGTCAAGCTCTATGACAAGGCCGGAAGGCCGAGTTCGACGGACACGCCGGTCCAAGTCTACCCCGTGCCCGGCGCGGGAACCGCAGGGAGCGCAGGCGGTGCGGTGATCCAGCTTCCACAGGACGGACTCGCTTTCTCGGCCGGGATCGCGATGCGCGTCACCACGGGCGTGGACGACACCGACGACAATTCAGCTGGGTCGCAAGAAGTGATCGTCAACTACGGGTACAGTCTCACATGATCCGCGAGAACCTCGAATCCATCCGCGCCGAAGCGTACGCCGCCTACTGGTGGTGTCGGTGCAAGGCCGCAGCCACGGCCGCACAGATCACGCTCGCGCTCGTGATCTACTGCCGCTGGCGCGGGGAACGCGCCAAGGTCGCCGCATGGTTCGCCCGCCGCTTCTGCTCGCTTGCCCATCGTCTGATGCCCGCCGCAATCCGGCCCAACCTCGAAACGTGATCCACACCGATGGCCGATCCGTTCCAACCGCAGTTGCAAGGGCGACGACTCCAACTGAGCGCCCGCACGTTCAACGGCTTGCAGAAGGCCGGGCAAGACTACTCGCGCCGGAAGCTCGACGCGAACCAAGCCCCGAGCAGTCCAGCCGTCCCGGCGCCCGTGCAGATCTTCAACGCCCTCGACTTCGCGCTCGAGCCGTTCAGTGTCGTCCAGACGGATTCCGCCTCAAGCCCCGTGAATCCCGCCGCGGTGCCGCTCGAAGCTGCGGCCGCTCCGCTCTTCAACGCGATCGCGCCCGCCGAGGACGGACGCCCGATCTTCATCACACGCGAGGCCATCCCGGTAGGTGGAATCGGTGAGGTGGTGACCAGCGGGCCCGCGGTGGTTTGGTTGGACGTGACGGACGCGGCACACGCATTCGCCACGCCCAGCGCGGGAATTGTCGATTGCCTGGTGAGTTCGGCCTCGAAGGGGGTGCCGATCCTTTGGAAGGAATCGGGGACTGGTTTGAAGCTCGCGCAGGTGATGCTCGGTGGATCCGCCGGAATCGACTTCACCGTTGAAACCAATTCGTCCTACCTAGCCGACATCGGAACGCCGCCGACGCTCGTGACCAGCTTAGGAACGCCATCGTTCACCGAGACGCGACGTGTTCAGGGCTTGTACTTCCTGCAATACCACCTCAGTGGCACAGGACCAGCGACCGTTGTTGCTGGCCTAGGGGCATGGCCCGCCTCCTACGGGACAGCCGCCGCCGCCAAGGCCGCAGGAGCCTTGAAGGTGCTCGGCCCGGCGAATTGGCGAACCAACGACACCGGTATCTGGGCCACGTCTCTTCCTTGTCTCGCGACGACGGGCAATTCGTTCGACGACGCCCTCTATCCAATCCACTTGGAGCAAGTGGCGTTGGTGTTCAGCGGCACGATCGGGGAAGCCTTCCCGCGAGCATTCGTTCGCATTCCAGCAGGGTTTAACAACTAGGCCGTCTCTTCCAGACCTACAAACTCGCTAGCAGCTAGCACTTCTTCCCGAGAACCACCGGAAGGCGGGTTCTCGCGATTCGAACCCCGAGGAAGATGGACCGCAAAGCCCCTTGGCGGTGCGGACCTATGCCCATTCTTCCGGATGATCACGCCATGACCGCGGCATCGATCGTTGGAGGAGCCGCGAGTGCTGCAGTGAATCGATCCGCAGACACGGTCGCGAGAAGGATTGCCGACGCGTTGTGCGGGATGGCCGTTGGCGTCTTCTGTGGACCGGCCATTGCTGACGCGGCCGCAGTGCATGTCGAAACGCAGCGAATCGCCTGCGCGTTCGCCACCGGCGCGGCCGGGTTCCTGCTGCTCACGCTCGCCTTGGATTGGATCAAGGGCGCGAGCTTCCGCGAATGGCTCGGGCGATTCATCAAACCCAACCCCTCGAGGTGACCGTGAAGCGCTTACTCGCATGTCTCGTGTTCTTCGCCGCGCTCGCCGCAGCTTCGGCCGCTCCTCCCATCCCGCGATCGGATGGAACGCCGCCCGCGCCGCCGCCCTTCAAGTTCCCGCTCGTGCCGCCCGCGCTCGACCCGCCGCTCATGCCGCGGCCCGTTCCCGGTGCCGCCCTGACGCTCACCGGTGACACGGTGTACGTGATTCCGCACGACGAACCGTTTCTTCTGTTCGCCAGCCCGGCGCCGCTCGTGACGATCACCCGCGAGACCGGCCCGGTGAAGATCCGCGGGAAGTTCCTCGACTCGAAAGGCAAGATCGAGACGCGCACCTACTCGCAGAAGTTCCTTGCGATCGTCGAGGCCGCTCCCGGTGCCAAGGGGCGAGCCGAACTGATCGCAGTTCCGGCCGGGATCACCGACGAGGCCAAGGCCGAACGGCAGGCCGTCGAGGTGGACGCCGGACAGGGACCGCAACCACCGCCGGACGACGGGAAGAAGGAAGTCGCGCCGCCGCCCAAGCCCACGCCGCCGCCGGTACCGCCGGACCCGAACCCCGCTCCGAAGCCGAAACCCACGGGCCCGCTGTGGTTCGTGATCGTGTACGAGAACGATTCCCTCGACGTCGACACCGCCGCGGTGATCAACGATTCGGCCTTCTGGGACCGCCAGCGGGCCGCGGGAAACCAGTTCAAGCCCTTCGACCAGAACGAGCCCAACGCCAAGAAGCTCGGCTACGTGAAAGCCGCAACGCAGGACCAGACGGACGCCTCGGGAAACGTGATCCGGCAAGCGCCGGGCCTTCCGGCGCTGATCGTGGTCGACCCGTCGCGGCCGACTCGAAACGTGATCCGCGCCGTGCCATGCCCGAAGTCCACCGCCGAAATCGTCGCCCTCGAAAAGGAGGTTCGCCAGTGAGCCAGGACTTGCACATTGCGACCATCGGCGAAGAGTTCGGCCTCGGGTGCAACGTGCCCGAAGAGTTCCCCGTCGGTGGTCCGGCCGTCCCGTTCCCGGTGATGACCCTCGACCAGATTCGTTCGAAGCTCGCCGGTCGCCCGTCGTTCTACGGTCGCCGGAAGCTGTTCGACCTGAGTTGGAACAGCAACCAGCGGAACACGAACGCCTGCAACGGCCACGCGACCGCCCGCAGCCTCTCGCGGTCGATCTACGTGAAGACCGGCCGCAAGGTGCTGTGCAGCGGGGCCGACGCCTATTCGCAGATGAACGGCAACCGAGACGCCGGAAGCTCGCTCGTCGCCGGAATGGAAGTGGTCACGCGCGGCATCGCGACCGAGCAACTCGTTCCGTGGGATCACATCTTCACGCGACAGATCAGCGCCGAAGCCAAGGCCGACCGCAAGAACCAGATCGGATTCGAGCCGATCCCGGTGGACACCGAAGAGGAACTCGCGACCGGGATTCTGCTCGGGTGGTTCCCGGTGGTCGCGGTGCAGGTCGACCGCTCCGGCCGCTACGAACGCGTCGACGGCGACGGAGTTTGCACCGGAGGGAACGGGCCGGGGAACCACGCCGTGGGCATCGACGACTTGCGATTGAACCCGACCACGTACGCGATCGACTTCGATCAATACGGCTCGTGGGGTGATCACGTCGCGCGAACGTTCCTTCAGTGGGACCGACACCTGCGCGAATCCGTGCGGAATCATCGCTTCTGGCTTCTCCGCTCCGCGCTGGACGACCCACGAGACCAGGAGCCGCCCGCCGTGTCGGAGTGAACCCGCTTGGGTGAACTCCATTTCCTGACCTGTTCGAGGACCTCGGATGAACCGTGAATCGCTGATCAGTGTGGGCAAGGGTGCCCTCATCGCCGCCGCGGGTGCCGCGTTGACCTATCTTGCACAACTGCCGCTCGGGGACTTCGGGCCTTACGCGCCGATGATCGGCGCGGTGCTCAGTGTGGTGGTGAACGCCGGTCGCAAGTGGCTGACCGCCGTCGCCATTCTCGCCGTGCTCTCAGCCATGGCGCCGGTGCCGTCGTTCGCCGCCGAACCGCCCGAAGTGCGCGGCACGTTCGCCGCGGCCGACACCATGCCGCCCACGGTCAAGGACCTCGACCAAGTGAAGGCCGCGCCGCTCGCGCACTCCGTCGTGTACGTCACGCAGGACTTGGGGGGAGGCCGCACCACGGGAGGCACCGGAACCGCGATCGCCGCCGAGAACGGGAAGACGCTCATCCTGACGAACGCACACGTCGCGCAGGCCGGACGCCCCACCTCCGTGACGTACTGGCACGAGGGAAAGCCGTACATTTCGCCCGCCAAGTTCCTCGAGGGGAGCACCGTCACCGACGCCGGGCCGCAACTGATCAACGTTCACGGGCCGGACCTCGCGTTGCTCGTGCTCGAGGTGGCCGAGCTTCGCCCGGTCGAGTTCGCCGCCGCGATCCCGGCCGCGGGTGAAGCCGTGCAGCTTTACGGGTTCGGCGGTGCCGACACGAACGGAACGACGCCGCTCCACAAGACCGGCCGGACGCTCGCCGCGGACGGCTGGCAGACCACGGCCGGGAATCCGATTCAGCGGACCTCGATCAACACCGTGAACGGGGACTCGGGCGCGGGCATATTCAACCAAGCCGGGCAGCTTGTCGCCGTGCATTGGGGAGGCGGTGCGGAACGGCTCGACACGGTGCACGCCTTCACGGTGCAGGTGCTCGAACGGAAAGGGCTGTTCAAGCGGTTCAAGGACCGCATCGTCGCCCGCCGAATCAGCGCCGCGATCGCGAAGACGTTCAGTTTGTTCCCGGCCGCGCCCACACCGCCGCCGGTGAAGGAACCGGCGCCCGTCGCCGCCCCGGCGGTGAGCAACTGCCCCGGCGGGGTGTGCAAGCCGACCGTCCGCGGCCGTCGACGGTGACCTCGAGGGCGCAGGGATGATGTTCTCTTCGAACACGAGCGCTTCGACCTCGACCGAGATTTTTCTCGCGATCGACACGTTCAACGAATCGCTCGCCCGGGCCGGGGCCGCGGTGATCGCGTTCGCCGAGGAATTCGCCGAACTCGAGCCGCCACCTGAACCAACCGTCCCGCACTGGATTGGTCACCCGCCGCCCCGGGTGACCTTATGGCCGCGGCCAAGGCCGAGAACCTCGACCAGGTACCGCCCTCGACCGCGGGAGCCGAGAACCAGCAAACCGCCTTGATCGCCCATCGTTCGAACTCGGGTTTCGCTCCCCGAGTGGCTTCCGGCCGGGCCGGGTGTGGTGAGGGGAGAGGCGCTCACCCGACTGGCCGGAATGCTTTATTTCCCCGCTTCTCCCAAGGGTTCACATCATGCAATGGGCCGCAATTTTCGCCGCGCTCTGGAAGATATTCGGGCCGTACATCGACAAGGTGATTCAGGCCATTCTCGACAAGTGGTTGAACCGCGCCGCCGAGCAACTCCCGCCCGCGGACTCATTCAAGGATCAAGCCGACGCCCAACGCGCTGCTATTGGGAAAGCAATCGAGATTCTGCCGCGGTTCGCGTTCGCTCGAAAAGGCTTGCTCCGTCGCATGAAAGCCAAGATCGGGCAGAAGATCACGGCGGAAGACGCCGAGGAACTGCGAGACCTTTCCGCAGCCGCGGAGAACGAATAGGCCTTGACTCGCCACCAGTGCCAGGCACACACTTGGCACTAACCACAGGGCTACGGAAGGCCCTGATTCATGCAGTTCGCCGCCGTGGGCGCGTTGTTCAAGTCCTGTAACGCGCATTCGGAAACGCCTTATTTCGTAGGGTTTTCCGACCACTCACCGCAAGAGTGGCACACGGCGGCACACACGAGCAGGAGGCTCGGGTATGCCAGTCCGCAAGTCTGGGCCGTGGTATCGCACGGCACGATCCATGTGGTTCGCAAATGTGCAGGGGAAGCAAACTCCCCTCAACGTCACCGATCCGGGAGACCGGGCCGGAGCCGACGCCGCTTTTCAGGCGATCCTCGCGATCGCGGGAGCCGCCGCCCAACTGACCACCCCGCCCGTTGCCGCGCCGCCGCCCGCCCCGGTGCGCACCGTGGCCCAAGCCGTCGCCGGATACCTTGCATCGTGCGAGCGCCGGGCCGCGGCCGGGAAGATCTCGGATCTCAGCATCGCCAACTACCGCCGCGCGATGGATGCCCTGATTGCGGACTACGGGCCGCGGCCTCTGGAGTCGCTCACCGCCGAGGACCTCGAAGTGTGGGCCGCGCGGCCGACGTGGAGCGCTAGCACGCAGAACAACTACCTCGGGACCGTTCAGCAGCTTTTCCGGTGGTCGCGAGACAAGGAAGAGACGTGGCCCAGATACCGGTGTCGTTGGTTCGCCAATTCGCGCATGGGCTACGCCTTGGTTCGTTGTCGCAGGGCTACTCGTAACAAAGTAGCCCGGTCCTTGATGCAATTCCATTCGACTTAAAGAATCTTCGCAAAATCGTGTTGACTATTTATGCCCTCAAGTCGTATTGTTCTGCGTAGTGCAAGGACACAAGTATCTGCGAGGCACGAATGGCCGCTAGCACCCGCTCCGCGAAAGGCTCGATCTACATCGATCGCGAGCTACTCCGAATGGCGAAGTTTCTCGCGGATCAGGCTAATTCAACGATGGCCGAATTGGTCGAGGAGGAGCTTCGGAAGTCGCTCACGCCGAAGTACCGGAAGGCCATTACCCGCGAACACGCGGAGTTGGCCGAATCGGAATCCTGAACCACCCGCAACCAACTTCGCCCAGGGAGTGAACGCAAGTGAACGCTCGATTCCCCCTGCCCCTGTTTCGATCACCGCACCCGATCCTTGGGCGCGATGCTGCCGCGAAGATCCTTGCGGCCGTGATCGCGCAGGTGATCGGCACGCTCATCGGCGCGTTGGTGCGCTGACCGAATACCGCGTCGGGTCGGCCGGTGTGTTGCCGGGTCACACCGTGGATTGGTGTGTTGCGAACCGGCCCGACGCGTGAACCACGTTGAACGATTGGGTCCATCATCACGGAGGAGACGAAATGCTCGTGCTCAGCAGGAAACTCGGGGAAAAGATCATGGTCGGTGAGGACATCGTTCTCACCGTGGTGTCGATCGACCGCGGCAAAATTCGGCTCGGCATCGAAGCCCCGCGCAACGTCGAGTGCCACCGCAAAGAGGTGTGGGACAAGATCCACGAAGTGAAGACCGCAGCCACCGTTTCACCGGAAGGAGCCGCGTAATGGGACTCGACCCGAGCACGGTGACATCGAGAAGCGAATCACCGCTCACAACACCATCGCGGAACTCTGCGGCGCGGATCCGCTGCCGCCAATAGTCGCACTGGCCGCATCGCAGCCAGTCGCGCAACCGGAGCCGAAGCGCGAGCCCGCACCGAAACGCGAAACAGCCACCTCGGGCCGGGTGAGCAAGTACATCGAGCCGCTCGTGAAGTGTTTGTCCAGCGGGCCTAAGTCGCTCGGTGAAATCGAACACGCACTCAAAACCGCGGCGAGTTGCTTCGTCCTTCAACTGCAAGGCCGCACCGACCTCTTCCGAAAGGTCGGAACCGGACGCGGGTCGAAGTGGGAACTGACCGAAGCCGGGAAGAAGGAGGGTCTTCAATGATTTGCTGGAAACAACACGGATGCACGGAACCGGTGTTCACGTCCGAATGCGGCTTGTTCGTGATCTACCGCAACCCGCACGGTGCCGTGGTGGTGAAGCGGTTCGAGACGCCGAACGACTCGAAGCCGTGCGAAACGTCGGGGCCGCTGCGCTCGATCGAAGACGCGAAACAGTGGTGTGAAGACCGGGTTCCGGTGTTCACGCTCTGATGGATTCCCCGAGGTGCGCACGGCCGCGCAGGTACCCACGCGTTCAACCAGCGTTCGCGTCTGCGGGTTCGAATCCCGCTCGGGGATCATGCTTCCGGGTTTGTGTGACTGGTGACCGCAGCAGTGGAGCGCTTGCGACGGTTCGCAAGATCGCGACTTGCGCCGTTCCGAGCGCCACCTTGCGACATGAGAGCAAACCCGGAAGCCACTGACTCCCCTCACCGTTTGGAGCCGATGCCGTGAAGATCATTCAGTTCACCGCCGAGAACGTGAAGAAGCTGCGAACGGTCGAGATCACGCCGGACGGGCCGCTCGTGCAGATCACCGGCCGCAACGGTTCGGGAAAGAGTTCGGTGCTCGATTCGATCCTCTGGGCGCTGGCCGGTACCCGCGAAATGCAGCGTCAGCCGATCCGCCAGGGTGAGACGTCCGCGAAGATCACCCTCGACCTCGGGACGGAGGAGGCCGAACTCACCGTCACGCGGAAGATCACGCCGAACGGTTCCACGCTCACGGTCGAGAGTGCGGACGGCGCCCGGTACCCCGCGCCGCAAGCGATGATCGACAAGCTGCTCGGTTCCATTTCGTTCGATCCGCTGGAGTTCGCCCGCCAGAAGCCGCGGGACCAGTTCGACACGCTGCGGAACTTGGTGAACGTCGATATCGACTTCGAGAAGTTCGATGCGATGCAGCGGGGCGACTTCCAACGCCGAACCGAACTCAACAAGGAATTGAAAGCGGCGCGGGCCCAACTGGACGCGCTTCCGCCGCCCGCGGCCGGGGATCCCGCCAAGATCGACACCGCCGCGATCGTGGACCAGATCGCCGAGGCCGGGAAGCACAACGCGAACATCGAACGCACGCACGAAGCTCGCCGCCGCTTGTGCGTCCGGGCCGAGGTGCTCGCCGGATTCGCCGCTTCGCACCGGGCCGACGCCGAGAAGCTCCGCAAGCAAGCCGACGAGCTAGACGCCAAGGCCAAGGAAAACGAACGCGACCGTGAGAAGATCCTTGCGGAACTCGCCGCGGCCGCTCCCCTTCCCGTGCCGATCGACCCGGCCGAACTCCGAAAGCAACTTGCCCAGGCTGAGGCCGTGAACCGGGCCGCGGAACAGGAGCAAGCCCGCCGCGACCGCCGCGCGACGTTGGCTGTGCAGATCAGCACGCTTGAAGCCGAGGCCGAGAAGCTCACGAACCGGATGGAGACCCGGGAACGGCAGAAGAACGAGGCCATCGCCGCCGCGGAAATGCCGGTACCGGGAATCGGATTCGGTGAAGCCGCGGTCCTGCTCAACGGCTTGCCGTTCGAACAGGCCAGCAGCGCCGAACAACTCCGCGCTTCGGCCGCAATCGCCATGGCCGCGAACCCGAAACTCCGCGTGCTGCGGATCAAAGACGGTTCGCTGCTGGACGACACCGGCTTGAAGCTGCTTGCGGAACTCGCCGCGGCCAAGGATTACCAGATTTGGATTGAACGCGTCGACGCGTCCGGAACGGTCGGGTTCGTGATGGAAGAAGGCGAGGTTCGCACGGTCGCAGAAGGTGCGCCCGCCACGCCGGTGGTTCCCGCTGAGAAGCCCGACCAGGACGACGGTGGAGGGGACGGCAGCACGTTCCCGGATCCGGACCTCGACCAATTGCTCGAAGACCTCGAACACGCACCGGACACCGAAGACCCGTACGCGTGCCCCGAATGCAAGGTGAACCTCACCGAGGAAGCCGGGGAGCCGTGCCTCTTGTGCCGGAACGGGATCACCGCCGACGCTCGGAAGGTGGTGTCAGCATGACATCCGCCCAACGAAAGCAGTGGCTTGAGGACCGCCGCCGCGGAATCGGTGCGAGTGACGCGCCGAGCCTGTTGGGTGTCGGGTTCCGCACCGCCGCGGACGTGTACCGCGAGAAGATCGAGCCGCCCGACGAACGCGTTCCCGCGGCCGGTGTGCTTCGCCGCGGCCTCGACCTCGAACCGATCATCGCCGCCCGGTACGAGGAGGCGCTCGAGGTGGAGTTACTCGCCGCGCCGCCGTCCATCGCGCACCACACGCGACCGTGGCAGCTTGCCTCACTCGACCGCATCCGGAACGACGCCGCCGCCAACCCGGTGGAACTCAAATCGACCGCCGGGTTCGGTGACCAGTGGGGACCGGCCGGGACGGACCAGATTCCCGACGGGTATCAGGTGCAGGTGCAACACCAGCTTGGAACCGGCGGGTTCGAGTGGGCCGACGTCGCCGCGCTGGACGTGATCGCGTGGGAATTCCGGGTGTACCGCATCCCGTTCAACCCCGCGTTCTTCGAGTTCATTTCCGAGGTGGAATCGAAGTTCTGGACCGATCACGTGCTTGCGAAGCGCCCGCCCGGCGCGGAGTGGGGCGAACAGTTCGCGGACCAGTGCCGCAGCTTGACCGTGAAGGGGAAGAAGATCGAACTCCCCGAAGCTGCGGCCGAACTGATCGCGCAACGGGTGGAACTCAAGACGATTCGCGACGAGGCCGACGCCGCTTACAAGCAACTCGGAACCGAGATCGAGCTTCTACTCGGTGACGCCGAGGAAGGGACCGCCGCGGACACGTGGAAGGTGAAGCGGATTCACGTTGCCGGGGGCCACGTGGAGTACGACCGCGAACCGTACAGCCGACTCGACATTCGACCAATCCGGAGCAAGGGGAAACGATGAGCGCCACAGGAACCGCACCCGCACCGAAGACCGCCGAGAAGCCCGCGGCCGCACCGGGAACGCTCGCCAAGCCCGACCCGCGCCGTTGGATGATCCCGACCAACAAGGCCGGACTCGATCAACTCGCGCCGCTTGTCACAAACGAGATCGCCCGCGGCCTTCCCGGATTCATGCGCGGCAACGCCGAACGCCTGATCCGCGCCATGATCACCGAGACCACGAAGAACCCCGCGCTGCTTGAATGCACGCCCGCCAGCTTGTTCGGTGGTGTGATCCAGGCCGCGCAACTCGGTTTGACCATCGGCGCGACACTCGGGGAAGCGTATCTGATCCCGTTCAACAACACCAAATTGGGATGCAAGGAAGCAACCCTGATCGTCGGGTACCGCGGGTTCATTCAACTCGCGCACCGCTCGCAGCAGCTTCGCCGCCTCACGCCGGGAATCGTTCGGCAAGGTGACGCGTTCACGTTCACTCGCGGCCTGACGCAGAATCTCAGCCACGAGCCGCGCCGGAACAACCGTGAGCCGGTGACCGATTACTACGTGTGCATCGAACTGGTGAACGGTGGCCGCGACTTCGAGACGTTCACCTACGAAGACGCGATCGAATGGCGTGATCGGTTCTCAACGACGCGCAACGCCCCGCAGTTCGTGCGGGACAAATCGCCGTGGTACGACATGAACCACGGATTTCACCAACAGGCCTGCAAGACGCTCATCCGCAAGATCGCGAAACGCCTTCCCCTCTCGCCGGAACTCACGATCGCCGCCGCCCTCGAGGATGCGGCCGAGGCCGGGATTCCGCAGGTGCTCACCGCGAACCTGATCGAGGTGATGGACAACGAACCGATCGAGCCGGTGCAGAGCAAGGCCGAAGAGCTACAGGGACGACTCGACAAAACCAAGCGCCCCGGCAAGCCCGACACATCGACCAGTCCGCCACCGCCGCCCGCGGCCGAAGACACCGGGGAACTTCCGCGAAAGAAGAAGGACGCGCCCGCACAGGAGCACATTCCGGGAATCGATGATCCCGCCAACGACCCGAAGTAACCGACCACGAAGCACGGAGGGGGAACGAACCCATGGCCAGCATTTACGACGCGTGCGAACGGCTGAACAAATTCGCCAACAAGCGCGGCCCGCAAGGTGTCGCGCGGGCGATGCGGATGACGGGGTGCAAAGGTATCCCGACCGACGCAGAGCATTGCGTGCTCCACGACTACTTGAGCAAGAAGTTTCCGGACGTGAAAGAACTCGCAATCGACGGGGATGAAGCCGCGTGGCAGCACGACGAATGTTATCGGTTTGGCGATGCACTGAAGGAGTTCACCACCAAGTTCGACAACAACGAATTCCCGGAACTCGAACTCAAGAACTGACCGCTTACGAAGACGCAACAGGGAGGTTTGAAGATGCCCGATTTATTCGACGTGGTGCCCGCCCAGGCCCGTGACGCCGATCCCGCGACTTCCCACGAGGCCGCGGAATCGCTCACCGAATCCGACATCAATCGACTGTACGGGTTGATCCTCGGTGCTCTTCGCGCGAGCCCGGACGGGTTGACCGTTCCCGAGATTGCCGATCGCGTGAACCTGCCGCGGGACACCGTTTCGCCGCGGATGCGACCGATGCAGGGGAAGGGCTACGTTCGGTGCACAAGCGAGAAGCGCATTCCGGACCTTGAGGGACACACCCGAAGCTGTTTCGTGTGGAGGGCCAACGATGCGCAACACGTACACGATCACGCCGGTTCCACAGCCGCAGCTTTCGACGGCGCGGGTGTGGGACGTGATCGGGGGCCGTGAAACGTACGTCGTGAAGTTCGATTCGGCCGGTGAGTGGTGTTGTTCGTGCCCGAGTTTTGCGTTCCGACGCGTGAACTGCAAGCACGTTCGAATGGTGATCCAAGAGCAACAGGGACGTTGAACTATGCCCGTTCGCTTACTGAGGGAGGGAATTCTTGATTCGGAGGCAGTGAACTCACTGTCTCCGGAAGCGGAAGTGTTCTACCGCCGCCTCATGTCGGTTGTGGACGACTTCGGACGCTTCGACGGTCGCACCTCGGTGTTGAGGGGCCGACTGTACGCCTTGCAACTTGAGAAGGTGAGAGAGGCCAATCTTGAACGTTGGATCGCCGAGTGCGTGAAGGCCCGCCTGATCCGTCTCTACTACGCCGACTCCAAGCCGTACATTTCGTTCCTCAAGCTCGGTGAACCCCGCGCGAAGGTTTCGAAGTATCCACCCCCGCCGGATGAGAGCCTGAATGCATCTGAAAGCAGATGCAAACAGACGCACGCATGCGCACCGTATTCGTCTTCGCCTTCGGATTCGAGTTCGGGGGCGAGTTCGGGCGCGAGCGCGGAGCCCACTCCCCCATTTTTTGAACGATTCTGGGAAGCGTACCCGCGGAAGGAGAACCGCGCGGACGCCGAGGCCGAGTTCCGGAAACTCTCGCCAAACCCGGAGTTGTTCGAGCGGATTCTCGCCGCGATCACTTTGCAGATCCGCAAGGGATGCCTCGCGCCTGCAGTCGACCGCGACGGGAAGAGCGTGGTTCCTCACGCTGCGAAATGGTTGGCCAAGCGACGGTGGGAAGACATCCCGCCGAAAACGCTTGTGGAAGTGAACGCCGAGGAATCCGTGAAACGGGCCAGCGAAAGCGCCCGTGCACGTGCGGACGAGAAGCCGATCGACCCCGCCGAACTGCAGCGGATCAAGGAATCGATCGGGAAGCGCATCCCGACCAAACAGAACCACAAACCCAGGGAGTGAAGACCATGGCCCGCGGAAGGAAGACGCCGAAGCCCAAGCCGCCGAGTTACGAACGCATCGACCGCAAGGCCGATCCGCTCGAGGTGTACAAGGTGCTCGACAACGTGCTCGAGGAACTCCGTCACGACCTCGAGGAAAACAAGTGCCGAATCGCGCTGGCGTGGCGCTACGGCCTCAAGCGGAACAAGGACGGGCAACTCGTGCTTGGGAAGTGCAAGAAGGTGTCCGAACTGGACAAGCTCTACGCCGAGTTCGATTTCGTGATCATTCTCAACTCGGAAGCGTGGAAGACGCTGAACGAGCAACAGCGGAAGGCGCTGGTTCATCACGAGGTGTGTCACATCGCGATCGCGACGGACCAGAACGGGAACACGAAGAAGGACACACGCGGCCGCACCGCGTTCCGGGTGAAGAAACACGACATCGAGGAATTCGGTGACGTGGTGGCCGTGCACGGTTGCTACAAGCGCGACCTCGCGCAGTTTGTCGAGGCCGCGGTGAAGAGCGCGGCCGTTGTGGAACCGTCATTGTTCGACACGAACGATGCGAACATGCGGAGCCCGGCGCCGACAACGGCCGAAGCCGTCGCCGAGCACGCGACCACGGAGCCGGTGAAGGAATCCCGCTCGCCGGGTGAATCGCCGAACGAGGGGCCGCTCGCCGAACTCTGGCGCGAGTTCCCGCTCGATCGCTTCGAGAAGTTCGGCCTCACGACCGGAGACATTGAGAAGCTCGCCGCCGGTGAAGTGAAGCAAGGGACCGGGTTCCCCCTGATCACCGTGGGGGACATGCAGCGGTTCACGTCGCCGTACGAACACAACCCGAGCTATTCGCGGAACCTCACGGACATTCGCGGAATCGGTGCCGCGGCCGTGGAACGCATCCAGGACGCGAACGCGAACTTCTGGGGATGGTGGAACGGTGGTGGCGCCGAGGAGTTTGCCGCGGAGAAGGGAATCAAGATCGAGCCGAAGCCCGCGGCCGAGGCCGAGGCCGAGGAACAGGCCGATCCGCTCCGTGGTGGAACGAACGCCGAGAACCCGGTGATTCCGTCGGAACTCGCCGTCGACGCCCCGCCGGTACCGGAACCGGAACGCCCGGCCACGATCCCGATGCCGAGCACGAACGGGACGCACAAGGCCAAGCGCGGGAAGAGCGCCGCCGTCGCGAACTGATCGATCAACCAGGGGAACGGATTCCCCGCTTCTCGGAATCGCTTTCGATGTTTAGCCCCGCGATTCGTCGCATGCTCGCGAACGGTTCGGCCCGCGTTGGCCCGCCCGTTCGGGTCGAAATTCCGCAATTACGGAAAACCGGAATTTCCGCCGGAACGCAGGCCGCGGACCTCGAGCTACCGCCCTCAACGAATCACCTGTTCATGAACGGGAAGAAGGGAACGGGCCGGTTCAAGACGCCCGAGTACCGCGAATGGATTGCGACCGCGGTTCCGCTTCTCGCCGGTTCGCTCAGGCCGGTGAAGCTGTTGCCGTTCCGCATTCGTTACACGCTGTTCGGCGGCGCGGGACTCAACCCCGGCCGCGACCTTGGGAACATTGAGAAGCCGCTCACCGATGCACTGGTGAGCGCGTGTGTAATCCCGGGTGATTCGCTCGCCGCCGGGTTGTACGGAATCGCCCTCGACTTCAAGAACCAAGACGAAGGCCGTGCGTTCGTGCGTGTGGAGATTCGGGAAGGACCGAACGCACCCGACTACAGCGGCTTGTGATGGCGCTCGCCGAACGTGTGGTCGATGCGGTGTTCGCACAGGCGATCATCGAAGGGGCTCGAGGAAGCGGCATCGAACCGTTGTTCGATATGGGGGCGTGAAATGTTGTGGCGTCTGTTTCGTGCGATCTTCCCAAAGCGAATGCATCTCGTGTGCGAACTGGGCGTGCATGCGCAGCACCGAATGCGTCTACTGGCTCCATCCCGTCAGCCGATCGAAGTTCGAGTGAAGTGGGCTGAGCGACTTGCAGCGATGCGGGACGGCAATCGCGGATGGATTGCACTGCCCGCAGATTGGCGGCTCGAATGTCTCTGATCTCCGGGCTCGACCTCGGCAAGGTGGCCGACTTCTCCGCCCTCGCGTGCGTGGAGCGATCGCCCGCGCCGAAGCCGGTCGCGAAGCGCCGCCGCTCAATCCGAGATCCTCAGTAAACGCGCGGAGAAACGATGCAGGACCAACGCTACGTGTTCCGGTGGGGAAAGTACCGCCCTGAGTGGAAGGGTCGAATCTGCCGTGTGCTCGCGCGTGGATCGATGAACACCGCGATGGTGCAGTTCGAAGACAACAACGAACTCGCCATCATCAGCCGAAACGCCCTGCGAAAGGTGCCGCATGATCCACGCGCATGACCTGCAGAACCTGCTCATTCGCGGCCCGCGAACCAAACCGGTCGCGGAGTTCGCCGAGGAGCTTCTTCCCGTGCCCGTGCTCGTGGAAATCCGCCTGCCCGGTGCGAACCGTCCGCAAGTGCCGGTGATCGCAATGCGGGTGGAGAACGGGCAGTACGTGCTCACCATCGAGCCGGACGCGCAGATCCGCAGCACCGTCGCGGAACTCCGCGCGTACGCGAAGGGCTATTACGCCGGAAAGGAAGCGGCAAAGAAATGACCGCCATCGCCGAGCAGATGAAGATAAGCGCCTTGCAACCGTGGTTTGGTGGCAAGCGCACGCTCGCGCCGCGCATCGTCGCCGAGTTCGGGCCGCACTCGACCTATTGGGAGCCGTTCTGCGGTTCGTGTGCCGTGCTGTTCGCCAAGCCCGAAGCCAGAATGGAAACGGTGAACGACCTGCACGGTGACTTGGTGAACTTCGCCCGCGTCGTCAAGGATGAAGACCAGTGCGCACGCCTGCACTGGCGGTTGCTCCGGACATTGCCATGCGAGCAACTGTACAACGAGGCCCGAAACGAGATCACGAAGACACAACCGCCGCCGCTCACGTTCCGTGCGGAAATGATCGATCGCGCCTACTTCTATTTCCTTTACGGTTGGCTTGGAATCTCGGGTTTTGGTGGAACGAAGGATTCGAACACGTCGCTCGCGATTCGCTACTCGGGGACCGGTGGAGCGCCCGCCACGCGGTTCACGAATGCTGTTGATTCGCTCCCATGGTGGCATGAACGCCTACGCGCGGTGTTCATCCTGTCTAAGTGCGGCATCGAAACCGTGGAGAAGATACGGGACGAGAAAGGAACCGTCGTCTACGTCGATCCGCCCTACTTGGTGAAATCCGCTCAGTACGTTCACGACTTCAAGCCCGAGGATCACCAACGACTCGCCGCCGCGCTGTGCAAACTCAAGCAGGCCCGCGCGGTGGTGAGCTATTACGAACACCCGATGCTCGACGAACTGTACCCCGGTTGGCGCAAGGTGATCACGACCGCGCCGAAGTTCATCACGCAAGGGGGAAGCCGGAAGCCGGGCAAGGTGGACGCGCCCGAGGTGTTGCTCGTGAACGGCCCGCCGATCGAGCCGAAATCCTGAAAACCGGCGCGGGGTGCGATCGGACTCCCTCCCGGCCTTTGGGTCCTTCCGAGCCGGGTGCAGGATGCCGAC